GGTATTGTAACAGCCGCATGTCAAAAAGTAGGTTGTGCAAGAAAAACGTTTTACGAATATTACAATAAAGACGAAGATTTTAAAAAAGCTATTGACGAAATTGAAAATGTCAATTTAGATTTTGTAGAAAGCAAATTACTAACATTAATACATAATGAAAACCCCGCTGCAATTTTCTTTTATTTGAAATGTAAAGGAAAGTCAAGAGGTTACGTGGAACGTAGCGAAACAGACATTACAACCAACGGCAAAGACATAAACCAGCCGCAAACATTAACCATAGCAGAAAGAGAGGCGTTAATTGCCGAAATTATAAAAAATGGAATTAAATAAATTGTCAGATATTGATTTGTTAAAAATTGCATCTTTTCAAAAATGCAATAATATTGATAAATCAAAATCTGATTTAATTTCTTTCATTCAATATAATAATAATAGTTATACTGCAAAATGGTTTCATAAAATCATAGCTCAAAAGTGCGAAAAAGTCATTACAGGCGAAATAAAAAAGCTTATGATTTTCGTCCCGCCACAACACGGTAAAAGCGAAATAGTATCAAGAAACTTGCCTGCCTTTGCGCTCGGAGTTAATCCAAATCTAAAGATTGCAGGTTGTTCTTATTCGGCTGACTTGTCGGAAGGCTTTTCCCGTGATATTCAAAGAACAATTGATAGTGAAAGTTATCAAGAAATATTTCCGGAAACAACTTTGAACGGTTCGAACATTCGAACCGATGCCAAAAAAGGATTCATACGCACCGTTGAAAAATTCGAAATTGTCGGTAAAAAAGGCAGCTATAAAGCCGTTGGCGTGTGTGGTGCGCTAACTGGTAACACTGTCGATATTGGTATCATTGACGACCCTGTAAAAGATGCAATCGAAGCAAATTCATATACTTATCGGGAGCGTGTGTGGGATTGGTATGTGAACGTATTTTGCACTCGTTTACATAATGAATCTCGACAAATTATAATGATGACACGTTGGCATGATGACGACCTTGCGGGGCGGTTGCTTAAATTAGAACCCGAAGCGTGGAATATAGTTTGTTTTGAAGGTATTTGTGAAAATAAGTATAATTATGACATTCGTAACATTGGAGAGGCTCTGTGGGAAGAAAAGCACTCAAAAGAACGACTTTTGCATATTATGTCATTGTCGCCTCAAACCTTTGGAGCTTTAATACAACAAAATCCGATAACAGCGCAATCAGGAAATGAATTTTTAAAAGGTTTCAATATTCGTGAACATATCAAAGATTTAAATTATAACGATACTTTACAAATTCATATTTCAATTGATAATAACGTATTTCCGTACATTGCAATAACAGTTTGGCAAATTGAAAAGTGCGAAAATGGATTTTACAAAATTAATCAAATACACGAATTGCCGGCACGTGATCCGATTAACACGGCACGAAAAGCAGGACAAAGCGTAGTTGAATATTTGCAGTCAATCGGATATAACGGCGATGTATATCTGTATGGAGATCCAACAACTAAGCAACGCAATTCAATAGATGACAGCAAAAAATCATTTTTATCGTTATTCATAGAGCCGTTTGGAAAAGCAAGTTTCGATGTAGAACAACGATTCTTTTCAAAAGCTCCAATAGTTGCAAGCACTGGAGAATTTATAAATGCAATATTTGAAAACAGAATTGAAAACTTACAAATAAACATAAATTCAGAATGTTTAGTGTCAATATCTGACTACCAAAACACTAAAAAAGATGCAGACGGCTCAATGTTAAAGCAAAGAGTAAAAGACCCAACGAGCGGAATAAGCTACGAAAAAAACGGACACATTTTAGACACTTTGCGTTACTTTATTTGTAAAGCATTCAGTACACAATTTGATAATTTCAAAAATCGTAATACCGATTATTCAAAGTTTACTGCAAAAAATACACATGATTTTTTACAAGGTTTTTAGTTTTATTAAAAAATTTCTTATATTTGTAAAATTAATTCAAAGAAAAATGAAAAAAATAGTCTATTTTTGGAATAAAATCAATTTTGATCGAAGACTTAAAAAAGCAAAAAAGCAAGCTGACTTAAAAAAACAACAAACAGGGCTTACTTTTATGGTTCTTGAAATGTTTGGCAGACCCGTTGTCGCAAACAAAAACATTATAATTCAAAAATTAAATGATAACCGAAAAAAGTACAAATTCGATAAAATTGACATAAAACAAGTTGAAAAAAACGCTTTATACGTAGCAAGATGAATTATTTTATTGTAAAGGAAGATATACTTCAAACGTACCCGCTTGAATCGCTTGACAGATTGACAAATAATACTGATTTGATTTGGCAAAATGAAATAATTAGAGCCGTGGAAGAAATCTCGGCTTTTTTGAGAGCGAGATACGATGTAAATTTGATATTTGCACCTGTTACATTTTATACTGCATTATTGACATTCGTAACCGGACAAAGAGTTTATGATAATGTAGCCAAAAAGCACTATGTTTGCATAAAAGATGCCGTTGCAGGAACTTTGCTGACAAATACTACATACTTTACGGAATCCGACACACGTAATCAAAAAGTTGTCGAAATGACAGTGGATACAATTGTTTACAAATTGTTATCAAGACTTAACTCAATCGACATGCCGAAAAACCGAAAAGAACGGTACGATGGAGACAGTCCATTGCAAACGGGCGGAGTTATCGGATATTTGAAAAATATTGCAAAAGGATTGCTACAAATGGATTTGCCTTTAATCGAGGCGAATCAACTTGACCAGACAGGCAACCGTGTAATGTATGGAGAGGCTACAGTAACGCAAAATGAAAAATTTGTATGGTAAACCATTCAACAAATATCAAAGAAATGTATCCTTATGCAGTGTCTTATTTGACACGTAAAAACATAAGTTTGTCGTTTAATCCGATTACTGAAACATACATTCTATTTGACAATATAGCAGGCGAACGTACCAAAACAGCAGATGAAATGACTGAATTAAACAACCGTGTAAAACCAAAATAATGAAATTCCCATTTTTCAATAAAAAACAAACCATTGTAGCAGTCGATGCAATGGAAGAAGGCAAAAAGAATGAATCTTTCGAAATAAATGAAAGATTAAACTTGTTGCCTATTGATAGGATTCGAGAAACTCTAAAAGACTGGAAATATGCCGTTGAGGATGCCGAAAATCCGTTAATGCAGGAAAATATAAAGTACCACAGTTTGCTTAATTTATACGCAAATATCGAACTTGATGAACACGTAAAAGCACTGACAAAAACCATTTTATACAGCGTCACTCAAACACCTTTTGCAATTTTTACCAACGGCGAAATAAATGAAGAAAAAACAAACCTATTTAAAAAAAGTTGGTTTTTCGATTTCATGCAATACTATTTAGAGGCTCAAAATTACGGTTTTTCGTTGGTGCAATTCGAAGGTATTGAAAACGGCACATTCAAAGAATGTGAACAAATTGACAGATACCATGTAAGACCACATGGAGAGTATGTATCAATTGACCGTTATCAAAACACAAAAGATTTTGACTTAGAAGAATCGCCGTTAAAGGAATGGACTTTGTTAATAAAGTCAGAAGATGCGCTCGGCTTGTTCAATACCATTGCAAAAAGATTCATTTTAAAGCGTGAAGTTGTTCAATTTTGGGCAATTTATAACGAATTATTCACAGCTCCGTTTTTTACGGTTAAGACAGATTTTAATAATAGCAAGCACCGAAACGACTTGCTAAATATGCTTGAAAGTAGAAAACATTCAGGTTTTGCAGTTGTAGGAGTGGACGATGAAATTAGTATGCTTACAAACGGAGGAGCAGGGTACACATCTTACAAAGATTTTGAAAATCAGGCAAATCAAGCAATGTCAAAAGCATTCTTAGGACAGACAATGGTTTTTGAAGACGGTAGCTCAAACGCACAAGCGGAAGTTCACGAGCGACAAAAGAATATTTTCATAGCTGCAAAAAGAGTAAAGCTGGCTTATGTTATAAACGAAAAATTAATCCCTAAAATGAATAAGTTGGGTATTGATTTGAACGAAAAAGACGAGTTTAGATGGGTAATGTCGGAGCAATTAACTGTTATCGAGTGGGCAACAATTATCACAGGGCTTGCTCCGTTCTTTGATTTCGATGTAAATGAAATTATCGAAAAATTAGGATTAACAGTTGAATTAAAACAACAGATTGAAGCTATAAAACCAACGATTGAGCAAAAAGTTAAAAACGAATATAAACACATACTAAATTCAAAGTAATGTTTACACCACGCACAATACAGACCGTTATAAATGAAATGCTTGCCGATAAGGCAGCACGCACGGAACTTGACATATTGACAAATCCGTCCAATGTATCAATTTGGTATAATTTGCTTGCTTTTTTTGCAACTGAAACAAACATTATTGAAAATTTGGGAGTTGAATTATTCGATGCAATTGACTCACGGGCTTTAGAAATTCCTGTCGGTACGCTCCAATGGCATACTGTTCAAACAAAGGATTTTCAATACGGTGATACATTAACAGTGATAAATGGCATTCCTACATATTCCGTAATTGATACTGATAAGCAGATTGTAAAAGTTGCAAGTTCGATTGTTCAGAATGGTATAATTATCATAAAGGTCGCAAAATTCGATATAAATAGCAATCCGATCCCTTTGTCATCAGGCGAAAAATCAGCACTTGAACAATATTGGATTTCTAAAAGATTTGCGGGTGTGTTTTTGTCGATAGTTTCGCAAAATGCAGACATAATGCAGTTAAAAGCCCGTATAATTGTGGACGGTCAAATTATATCAGCAACGGGCGAAAGCCAAACAGTACCGGGCGAATATCCTGTAGAAGTTGCAATTACAAATTATCTAAAATCGCTACCTTTTGACGGTAAATTACAACTAAGTTTGCTTGTCGATGCAATACAAAGTGTAAACGGTGTATCAAATGTTATAATTTCAGAATGTTTGGCAAAACAAGATTCAGGAATTTATACAAATGTGTTAAATAACATAAATCAAACATATAATTCAATAGCTGGTTACATAGTGCCAACCACAGAAACAGGGCTTACATTACGTGATTTATTAACTTATGCAATATTATGATAAATTTAGATAATTTCGTTTATCCATATCCGGATGAAGCTCTCAAAAAGATGCCTTATTTTTGGAAAAAAGACGATGCGACAAGCTTAGATAAATCGGTTTGGGTTTCATACATGGAAGTAATATTCAATGCGTTATTGAATTATTTAACCGAAATTCAAAACCAAGCAGCTTTAAAATTAGCTTTTTTGAACGTTACAGGGCAGGTTTTAAGCTTAGAGAACTATCTAAATAATACGTATGACAATACTTTAAGACGTATTTATATTACAATAAGTCAAACGCAGCCGCCTTACGGTGAAACGTGGGTTTTGGCAAGCGAAACGGATAGTTCTCCAAAAACATGGGTTTTGACAAGCGAGATAGACATAACACCGACTACAATGTATTTGAGTAATGAATTTATAAGTTATACATACTTTACTGTAAACATCCCGACTGATGTAGTATTTGTTGAATCTAAATTACGTGCCGAATTATCAAATTACGTTTTGGCAACTAAACTTTACAATATTTTAACATTCTAAAAAATGAATAAAAAACTAAATTTTTCGGGTGGTGAAACCGAAATGCGAATTGACGACTTTACCCGGATGCCGTTTGCAAATAAGGAGTTTATAGATAATTTATTTGTAGATTATGACGAGATGATAATTAGTGGTTGCGGTGTCGGATATAATACAGGGACTGGTCATTTTACGGGTACAAATGGATTCGTAAAATTAGGCGGAGAAATCTTAAAAGTAGATGCCTTTGACGGATATTCTACGGGAACTAATTCGGAATGGATATTTCAAAAATCAGTAAGTTATGACAGTGCAGGCGACAAGTTGTTTGCTGACGGGAATATCCGTCAAACTTGGCAAATAAATAGAGCAGTCCCTACGTCTGTCGCCACTGTATCTGAATACGAACTAAGTTGCTTTACTACAAAAAGATTTGTAAACCTTACAAATCAAGAAATAAACACGGTAGTAACTCGTGACTTTGTGTATCCAAAATTAACGGCAGTACAGGAATCGTGGGTACAAGTTAATTTGGGCGTTAATACAAGTTTTCCTAACAGTACAGATTATCGAAATTTGTCCGTAAAATTTGATAAATATTCGAATAGAGTGTTTATCGAGGGAGTTATTACATTGGATACCGATTACGACCCTGCTTTGATTTTTAGCGTCCAAACAGGATACACACCAGCTACAAAAAAAATAATTCATTATTTAGATTCTGTGGGTGCGATACTTGGATTCGAGATAGAACAAGATGGCGCATTTAGCAGACCTTTTGGCAATTTTCCAGAGTTAGGAATTATATATTTTAACACAAGTTACCCGTTAGATTAATGTATAAATTTAGAAAAATATTAAACGTTTCGCCTCCAGATTTGATTAAATTTCCGAATCAAGAAAAATTATTATCGGACATTTACGATTCTGAAGCTGATACGTTTATTATTTCAGAAAATTTGTACGCTTACAATGTGATAAATATCATGTCGGCTGTGGGCTTAGGTTACGGATTGCCGACAGATTTTGAAAAAGGAACGCATAAATTTAATCAAGCAGTTAAGTTCAAAAAAAATATCGAATATTTTTCAGGTGCAAAATCAGCTCAAAACTGTATAGATTTGTCGAATGCCGTCTTTGATGAAAAAGGGTATAAACGTAAATTTTCGGAGTTCAAAAATATCGCAAAAGAAATAAATGAAAGCTATAATGTTACATGGTTGCGCACTGAGCAAGACACCGCTTTTGGCTTAGCACAATCAGCTGACACGTGGGACATTATTGAAGATGAAAAGGATATATTTCCGTTGTTGCAATATGTAACCGTTGGGGACGGGCGTGTCAGACAAGACCATAAAGCATGGGACGGCATTATCCGACCTGTAAATGATTCATTCTGGGATACTCGAATGCCAATAAATGACTGGAATTGTCGATGTATCGTAATTCAATTGACAGAGGGCAAAATTTCAGATTTAAAAGGTGTTCCACAAAATGATAGCAAGGTTTTTAAGCAAAACCCGGGCAAAACAGGCGAAATATATCCGAATACACACCCTTATTATGAATTGCCTGAAAATTTGCATAAACAGCAAAAAATAAATTTTGGTTTTGAGCCTGTAGACGATGAAATAATTAAAAAAAACATTAAGAAATGATTATAAATATACCGGGTATAATTCCAAGCAAAATAGACTTTAATACAAGTTTGCCGATAGGTTTATCGGTACTCGGCACGCCTATTTTTGACGATGTAACATTCCCAAAAGGGTTGTACTTCGATAATGACAGCAACGAAATTAATTATGCAGAAATAAAACTGCAAACTGTAAAGGTAACGGTTACACAGGCAAAGAAAATTGTAAATAATTACATTGCAGGGCGGGACGGTTCGGTTAAGGAATTTATAAGTATGGATGATTATACAATTAATGTAAGCGGTAAAATTAACGAATTGACACCACTGATGCCTGCTGACCAATTAATTGAATTATCAAAAGTTAAAAACGCACCAAATTCAATCCCTGTAATTTGCAAGTTTTTGAATGTATGTTTTAATATACACGATGTAATAATAACAAGTCTTACAGTAAACACTATACAAGGCTGCATGAATGAAGTTGATTTTTCTATGGATATGGTTTCAGATGCTCCTTTTGATGTTAATAATTTCATAATTTCATAAAATGGCAAAGAAAAAATTTAAGCAAGTTTTTGATAAAATGAAATTAGGAATAGACAAACTTAAAAATGAAATGCCTATTGTTATCGCCAAAGACGCACAAAATCATTTTCTTTTAGGTTTTCGGCAAGGCGGAGGGCAAACTGATGCAAGCGTTGGAGGATGGGCGAGGCGTAGTAGAACATCAAGCCGTGAGCGAAACAAGCCAGTGCGAGCTATATTAGTCAAAACGGGTGCGATGCGTAGAGATTTGAAAGTAAGACATTCAAGTTTTAAACATATTGCGGTCGGAATGAATAGTATTGCATACGCACAAATTCATAACGAGGGCGGGAAAATAACTATTCCTGACCAAAAAAGAATAATTCACTTCAAAAATGAAAATGGGAAAAGCAGGTTTGCAAGTGGGAAAAAATATAAAGATGTTACAAAAAGAGCAACTTCTGCAATGAAAGTTGAAATTAAATCGCATACAATTACTATTCCAAAACGTGAAATGATTGGGAAGTCCGAAAAACTTGATG